TAGAAATGTAGAAGTAATGAGTAAACATTTTAAAAATAAACCAGATAATATAGTTAAGACTTATTCTACTGCTGGTGGCATTAAAAAGGAATATAAATGAAGAATACACCAGTTAAAAAAAAAGTAAATAGAAAAACTTTTTAACAAGGGTATATTTATAGATATATAAACAACAAAAAAAACAAAAAAAAATTAAAATAACATGGCTGATTTATTAATGAAAATGCCGATACCTTATGAACCTAAACGTCAGAATCGTTTTATCTTAAGGTTTCCATCAAGTTTGGGTATAAATGAATGGTTCGTTGAAAGCGCTTCAAGACCATCTATTAAAATTGGTTCAACAGAAATTCAATTCTTAAACACTTCAACATTTGTTGCAGGTAGATTTAACTGGGACCCAATTAGTGTTAAATTCCGTGACCCAATTGGACCATCAGCAGCTCAAGCTCTTATGGAGTGGGTTCGTCTACATGCTGAATCAGTGACGGGTCGTATGGGTTATGCTGCGGGTTATAAAAAAGACATCGACCTTGAAATGTTAGACCCAACAGGGGTTGTTGTTGAAAAATGGATTCTCCAAGGAACATTTTTAACAGATGTTAACTTTGGAAGTCTGTCTTATAGTCAAGATGCATTGGCTGATATTACAGCATCTTTGAGAATGGATAGATGTATATTGGTTTACTAATACTATTTACGAATTTTTAAAATTATTTATATTTAACCGTAAAGCAATAAACTTTACGGTTATTTTTTTATATGGACAATCAAACAATAGACTACGGTCAACAAAATTTTACACTACCACACGACGTGGTACCCCTACCATCTCAAGGAATTTTTTATAAAAACAAAAAAAAGTCAATTAAAGTGGGTTATTTAACTGCATCTGATGAAAATATTTTAATGGGGGGAGGAAGTGATTTAACACTTAATTTATTACGTGCTAAAATTTACGAACCAGACGTTAAAGTTGAAGACTTAATAGAGGGTGATATTGAGTCTATTTTGATATTTTTAAGAAATACAGCATTTGGTCCTGAGATTAATTTAAATCTTACTGACCCAAAAGATAAAAAACCATTTAAGGCTTCCGTCTTATTAGACCAACTAACAATTATTAATGGTCAACAACCAAACGAAGATGGTACCTTTATTATTAATTTACCTAAATCACAATCAACAATTAAACTTAAACCATTAACTTATGGTGAAATTATGGAAATTAGTAAAATGGTTGAATCGTACCCCAAAGGAATGGTGGTTCCGAAAATTACTTGGAGATTACAAAAAGAAATTGTTGAAATTAATGGTTCAAATGATAAAGAGATGATTGCAAAATATGTACAATCTATGCCTATTTCAGATTCGAAATTTATTAGGAAATTTATGGAAGAAAATGAACCAAGATTAGATATGACTAAAACTTTAAAAGCCCCGTCAGGAGAGTTTCTAACAGTAAATGTTGGGTTCGGGGCGGACTTTTTTCGCCCTTTCTTCTGATTATAGAAAGGGACAGATAGATGAGTTTTACTATCTGAATACTCTGATGAAAATCACATATCAAGATTTTGAAAGAATGCCAATTTTTATAAGAAAATATTTATTGGATAAATGGATTGAAGAAAATAAGAAGGACTAAAAAAATAGTCCTTCTTCTATTTATAAGAAAACCTAAAATAATATGGCTGACAATACTGGCGGTAATAATACTAAAAAAGAAATTGATGAAATAGGTGAATCATTAAAAAAATGGGCAAGTCCTCTTGAAGAAATAACTAACGCCTTAGGTGCTATGTTTACACAGGCAGATGCTATTAATAGAGCGTTTGTTGATGGACGAGTTAGAATCCAAGAAATGGATTTGGCGGTTGCAAATGCTGCTTCGGGTGTTATAAGATTGGGGGGTGATATTACCAATGTTTCCGATACTATAATACAAATAGCTGAAGGTTCAAGGAGAAATGTAATAGCAACTGAAGAACAAGTTAGTAAATTATATGCGTCTTCAAAAATATTGGGTACAGAAGCTGGTGTTTTGGTTGAAAGCTTTGGTGAGGTTGGGTATGAAGTATCACAAATAGGTCCCAATATAGAAGAATCTATTGGTTATATCCAAAGTATTGGTATGAATGCTAAAACGGTTATGAAGGATGTTACCAGTAATATGGGACAAATGAACCGATTTCAATTTGAAGGAGGTGTTGCTGGTTTAGCAAAAATGGCGGCACAAGCCTCAATGTTGAGGTTTGATATGAAACAAACCTTTGAATTGGCTAATAGAGTATTAGACCCTGAGGGTGCGATAGATACCGCAGCTGCGTTTCAGAGATTAGGGGTTTCTGTTGGTGATTTGGCCGACCCCTTCCAATTAATGAATCAATCTATTAATGACCCGTCAGGATTACAAAAGAGTTTGGCTGAAGTTTCAAAACAATTTACATACTTTGATGAAGAAACTAAATCTTTTAAGATAAATCCTCAAGGCGTTTTAACATTACGAGAAATGGAAAAACAAACTGGTGTTAGTGCTGCTGAAATGAGTAAAATGGGATTAGCTGCTGCGGATTTAGATAGAAGAATATCTGAGATTAATAGTGCGGGTCTAACAATTGCCAGTGAAGAGGACAAACAATATTTAGCAAACATTGCAACAATGCAAGATGGTAAATATGTGGTAACTTTAGAAGATGGAACCAAAAAAGACTTACAAAGTCTTAATCAAGAAGAATTTGACAAATTAATTGAACAACAAAAAAACGCACCAAAAACTGTAGAAGATATTCAAAGAAGTCAGCTAGGTGTTTTAGAAGTCGTAAAGGCAGATGTTAATGCAATTGCAGCTAAAGTTGCTTATGGTGTTGCGTCTTCAAAATATGTTGAGGGTAATGTTAGAGGCGCTGAAAGAATTGTAAGAGCGGTAACAGGTTCTATTGAAGCGGAAGTACCTGAAAGTCAGAAAGTTTCTGAAAAGTTAACAAGTGCAATTGATAGAATACGAGATTTATATGTTTCAAAAGACCAAGGTAAAATTGATAACACAACTTTTACTAAAAAGTTGGAGTCAATTGGGAGTGATATAAAAAGTGAAGCTAGAAGTATTGGACCGAAAGGTTTAGAGGCTCTTAAAAATATATTTGAAGAAAGTAGTAAAAAAGTAACTGGCGGTAGTGCAATTGAAGTAGAATTTAGAAAATTGGCGGGAGAAATGAGTGGTGCTCTCGGTGAAGTGAAATCAGGTGTTAAGGCCGTTGAAACTAAAAAGGTGGTTGAAAAAGTTGAACCATTAACCAGAGAAAGTTACTTTGGTGCTCAAAACAGAGAAACAGCCGAATCATCAACCAAAACAAAAACAGTTAATTCGCAAGTTGATTTTGGTGGTACAATTACATTTAAAGTTGATGCACCTGCAGGTATTACCGAACAACAATTTAAAACATATTTTGAATCTGAAGAGTTCAAAAAAATGATTTACAAATATTACGAAGAAAAGGCAAAAGATTTAGAAAAGAAATAATTTGTCCATAAAAAAAAGTCATCAATCTATTTATAGATAAAACATAAATGGGAAGTCCGTTAGATTATATTAGTACCGAAGGGTTTAGAAAAAAACTTATAACAAGGAATTTAATTCCGTATGCTAAGTCTCCATTCAGTGCCCCAAACCCAACGACATATGAAGTTGTTCAATCTGATTTGGCGGTTGTTGATAGTCCAGATGGATTAATTGATAATCCAACATTTGCAAACAGTTTATACCCGTTAAATGAATGGGGTGCAGATGGTGGTTACAAACAAGTTCCAGACCCAACAGGATTAAATAATACAGTATCAAATCAAGGTGAATATGGGCCAGGTCAAGAAGATGCTACTATTATAAACCAAGCTAACAGAGCAGGATTTGTCGGATTTGGTAATAATGTTCGACCATATTTACCTCTTAATGCTTACGGACCACTTGGTAGTCAAGGTACAAACTTTAATCTAATAGATTTAGACGCTGCAGTATTTTTTGACCAATTAGATACAGTGTCAACCACAATTCCTGGAGGAGTAAGAACGTTATACACATCTCAACCTTACCCAACAACGATTAATCCTTCATCATATACACCATTATCAATTCTATTAAGTCCTGACCCACAAGGAAGTAATGGTCCATTAAGTGAGGATTCATTCATTGCTCGTTTGGGGGCTAAAACTCTTAAAAAAGAGTTTGAAGACAGAATTGGTAGAGAAGCCTTAAGACGAACAATTGGACGTGCAAACATATTAAATATTAATAGTAGTACCAACTTAGTTAATATTTTAACAGGTAGAGTTCCGTTAATTGAACCTAACTATCAAATTACCGTTCCAGGTAACTTATTAACTGCATCTGCAGATTTTTTACTTAGATTAGGAGGTAGTATTGCACCATTCTCAACAATACCAGGTTCATACTTCGACCCTAATATTAATCCACCTTCACCAACAACAATTCAACAATCTTTGTTGGCGAACCCACTATCTGCGTTAGGTAACCTTACAAACAAATTATTAGGTGCTGGTAAGACAGGTTCACAAATTTTTTATAACAATACAGGTCAAGGTCAAAAGTCTATTTTATGGAAAAACATAAATTATAACAAATACAAACCTGATTATGATAGAACCCTACTTAACAGATTAGGAGGTGCGATTGTCGGTACTAACACAAATAATTCTAATTATTATATTGGTTCTACATCATCCGACCCATCAAGAATATTTTCACCAAGTGGTGCATTACCTGTTGATGCTTTTGGTAATGAATTACAAGTACCTGTTTATGGACCACAAGAGTTGGCTCAGTTGTATGAAGGTCCAAGTAAAGAAATTCGTTTGGGCGCTAATGGTCCTACCTATAGTAACGGTGGGGGTATTGAAGGAGGATTTACTTGGGTATCACCAAAATATAAAGGAAATGCGGGTAAGAAAGTTGGTATCGGAGGAGAAATTACAGGTGAAGACCAAGACTTTAAACCCTCATCATATAACTCAACTGAGTCTACAGAAAGAACTTTTAGAGAAGGTTCTATATTAGATGATACCCAAAGAATAATTAATAGCCAACCACAAGGAGGTAAAAGATTACAACACGTAGGTAATGCAATCGACCAAGTTAGTAAAGTATTCAACGACGGATATAAGGAACTAACTAAGGGTTCAAGAGTATTATCTTATGTTGGTGCTATTGGTCAAGAAGTTGGAACGGAATATTGTAGGGTTTTTGCTAAAGATATTCCATATCTCCAATATAATGATTTACAAAAAACCGACGGTATTGTAACTGAAGGTAGAAGATTTTCTTATTCTGTATTAGATAAAACATATAATATTAATATTGCGCCAAACAAACAAGAGGGTGGACAAGACTCGACAAATATAATTGGAACATATAATAATGCATACGCCAAAAAATATATGTTCTCAATTGAGAACTTGGCTTGGGTAACATCAAACACACCAGGATACGCGGTGTCTGATTTACCTGTTTGTGAAAGGGGACCAAACGGTGGTAGAGTTATGTGGTTTCCACCTTATGGATTAACATTTAACGAAAACGTTTCTGCCAATTGGAATCAAAGTGATTTTATTGGAAGACCAGAACCGATTTATACCTATAAAAATACAAGTAGAACAGGTAGTTTAACTTGGAAGATAGTTGTTGACCATCCATCAGTATTGAATGTAATTGTTAATAAAGTATTAGCAAATGAAACCAATAAAGTTAGAGTTGACAGTATATTAGAATCATTCTTCGCTGGATGTAGAAAATATGATTTGTATGAATTAGCAAAAAAATACTATACAATACCACCAAACGACCTATTCGAAATCCAACAAGCGATAACTTCAAAAGAATTAACTAGAGAACAATTGGAATATACAATTAATACAATTGTTACTCAACCAGAAGTATCAAGTGATACTGGAACAGGAGGCTCTTCTGAGTCAACATTAAAAAGTTTTGAACAATTAGGGTTTTATTTTGATAACGACATACCTAAACAATTTAATAAAAGTTTTGCGGAATTATACGGACCGTATGTAAGTCAAAAATCATACTATAATCAACAATCACCAAGTACTGCTCAACAAACCACATCTTTTTTTGATGGGGTTGTAACACCAAATAAAGACCGAATTGATACATTAATTAATGAATTAGATAAACAGTTTACAAATAATCCTAACGGTACGGTTACAATAACAATTGATGCAACAACATCCGCGGCGGCAACTCAAACTTACAATAGAAAGCTTGCGTCAAAAAGAATTGATTCCGCAGCAATTTTTATAACAGGGAACTCAAAGATGACTAAATATGTAAGTAGTGGAAGGTTAATTGTAAGGGCAGGTCAGAATTTTGGGGAAAATGGTCAATCTCAACCATTGGCGTACGATGATAAAACAAAAACTTTTACACCAAAAGGTACTGTGACTTGTACTGATAAAGATGATAGTCAAAATTTAAATAAAGAAATCTATACTACAAATGCAATGGCGTGTAGAAGAGCATATATTTCTAATATTACGTCAACCCTAAAAGCACCACAACCAGTATTACCTCCTAAAGTCACTACTCAAATTGTTGGAAATGTTGTTACTAAAACAGAAACAGTGCCTGTAATCGAAGAAAAAAGAGTCGATAAAGATAATATTAGTAAAAAAGTATTAAGAGCATTGTTATCTGAATGTGATTATTTTGAAACAATTAAGGAAGAAACCCCTATGGTTTATGATAGTATCAGAGAAAAATTAAAATTTTTCCAACCAGCATTCCATGCTATTACACCAGAAGGTCTTAACTCAAGATTAACATTCTTACAACAATGTATGAGACCTGGTGATACAATACCTACGGTTAAAACAACAGATGGTCAAACAACTTTTGATTATAATAATGCAACAAACACCGCTTTCGGAGCACCTCCAGTTTTAATATTAAGAGTGGGTGATTTTTATAATACAAAAATAATCCCAAAGGGTTTATCGTTAACATATGAAGATTTAGATTTAAATCCTGAAGGTATTGGGGTACAACCTATGATTGCAAACGTTACTTTATCTTTTGATTTTGTTGGAGGTAGTGGATTAAAAGAATCTGTTGATAGATTACAAAATGCATTAACATTTAACTACTATGCAAATACTGAAATTTATGATGACAGAGCGGATGCTACGGATTTAAGTTATAAAGTAATTGATAAAGAATTTATTAATTCTGTCCCATCTAATGTGGTACCTCCGACAATAAATCAGGCGGAAGTAAACAACGGTCAAAATAATGGTAATACTATTGGAGATTTAAGTAATACTGTCATTACCCAATCGGGTGAAACAGGTAATATCTCTTATCAATCGTTTATGGACAAGTTTGTTGTTGGTACTCAAACATATTTCACCAATGTTGTTAATAAGAGTAAAGAAACTCTTAATCAATATAATAATGCCGTGAGACAACAATGGATGGTGGAAAGAACATATACTCAAGGTAAATTTTACGTGAGTGAAAACGATTCACCAGAAACAATCTTATTTGGTAAACCAAATAATACAGAGAAACGAATAGATGAAATTTTTACAAAGTTAACGTCAGATATCGACGATAACGACGAAGGGTTTATTCAATTTATGTCTGATGAAAGTAAAAACTTTTCTTCGAAGGCTATTAGACAACTTAAGAAAAATTACATTGATATTGTTAAAAATAAAAAAGGTAGTTTTCAAAATGCAATTACAACAATAAGTCAAGGGATGGTGAATGTAGAACAAACCTACATAAATGATATTGCAAAAATTAATACAATAACATATCCTAGTGTTCCAAATACAGGAACGGACGGATACCAACAAAAAAATGGTAATGTAATATCTTATGTTACAAGTGCAACAACATCTATTGATACTAGTACAACTGGTGCATCTGATACCTTACAAGAATTAATTAATGATATTAAGAAAGTTAAGACTAATATTGATGAATTTAATGATATTATTTGGTCGGCAAATACTTTTTCGGTAAATAATGAAAAATATACTGGA